AAGTTATTTTTTTGAAATTTAAGGAGGAAAGAAAATGGAAAACAAAGTAGTTTTTGGTTTAAGCAATGTTCATATTGCTAAACTTACTGAAGTAGATGGAAGCATAACATATGGCGTTCCATTTGCAGTGCCAGGAGCTGTAAAATTAAGTATGGATAAAGAAGGAGCTACAACTATTTTTAATGCAGACAATGTTCCATATTATAAAAGAGCTTCTAATAATGGATATTCTGGAAATCTAGAAATAGCAGATGTAGTAGAACAATTCTTAACTGAAATATTAGGACAAAATAAAGATTCTAATGGAGCATTATTTGAAAATGCTGATGATATAGTTTCAAGATTCGCATTAATGTGTGAAATTGATGGAGATAAAAGAAAAAGAAGAATAGTGTTCTATGATTGCCTAGCTGAAAGACCATCATTAGAATATTCAACAACTGAAGAAGAAATTGAAGTAAAAACTGCAACAATGGACTTAACAATGAGCCCTCGTACAACAGATAAGGAAGTAAAAGCAGTATTGGAATTAAGTGAAGATAATGCAGAAATATTCAACACATTCTTTACTGAAGTATATGAGAAAAATGCAACAACAGGAGTTTAGGAGGTAATCTATGAAAACAATAATAATTTGTGGCAAAGAGTATAAAATCGAATGCAATGCACTTACCTATGTTAAATATAAATCAATATTTAAGACAGGAATATTAAAGGATATGCAATTTATTCAAAACTATTTAATAAGACAAGCAGTAGTAGCAAAACAATTAGAAGATAAGGAAATGAGTGAAGCTGAAAAGTTAAATCAAATATCAGAATATATGATTAACGATACAGATGAGTTTGTTACTAAAATAACACAAATTGCGTGGATTTTAATATACACAGAGAATAATAAAATAGAAAGCTATGAGCAATGGTTAACTAATATAACAAAATTCAATGTTGGAGATGACTGGATTGCAGAGGTAACGGAATTTGCCGTAAATTGCTTTTGTTGATGAAGAGTTATCCAAAGAACTAAATAAAATAAAGAGTAATAATAAAACAAAAGAAATTTTTCCAGAACACGATTTTGTAGGATCGTGTTTAAGAGTAGGTTTATCAATTTGCGATTTAAAAGAATTAACATACATAGATGTAATGAAAATACTTATTACATTTATACAAGATGATAAACCAGAAGGAAATAAAGCTACACAAAGTGATATAGACAAATTATTAGGATAAGAGAGGGAAACCTCTCTTATTTTAATGGAGGGATAATATGGCAGGAAGTATTAAAGGAATAATTGTAGAAATAGGTGGAGATACATCTGGATTACAACAGGCATTAAGCAAAGTTAATTCTGCAACATCTAGTTTGAGCAGAGAGCTAAAACGGGGTTAACTCTTTGCTGAAATTAGATCCTAAAAATACGGAACTATTAAAACAAAAGCAAGATATATTAAATACTTCAATAGCAACAACTGAAGAAAAGCTAAAACAACTTCAGCAGATAAAAGAAGAAGCAGATAGAAAAATGGCTGAAGGAACAGAAATAAATGAAGAAAATTATCGTGCTTTGCAAAGAGAAATAGCTAATACACAAACTAAATTAAACGCATTAAAAACTGAAAATTCTGGATGGAAAAAAGCAGGAACATATTTAACAAATTTAAGTGAAGAATTAGATGGAATTTCTACAAAGTTAGATAATATAGGAAACAAAATGACCATAGGGGTAACAGTTCCAATTGTTGCAGGTTTCACAAAAATGACACAATCAGCTATAGAAACTGAAACTGCAATGCAACAGGTCGAAAGAATCTATGGACAGGCCGCAGAAAGTATTAAAGAATTTGCAGAGAATAAAGCAATTGACTACAATATGTCTGCAAGTGAAGCATATAAATATTCTCAAATTTACGGAAATTTAATACAATCAATAACAAATGACCAAACAGAGAATGCAAATAAAACTCAAGAATTATTACAAGCATCTGCCGTAATAGCTTCAGCAACAGGAAGAAGTATGGAAGATGTAATGGATAGAATTAGGTCTGGTTTACTTGGAAATACAGAAGCAATTGAAGATTTAGGTGTAAATGTTAATGTTGCATTATTAGAAACAACTGATGCATTTAAACAAATAGCAGGAAATAAAAGTTGGGATAAACTAACATTCCAGGAACAGCAACAAATAAGATTATTAGGTATATTAGAACAAACAAGCAAAAAATATGGAAAGACAGTAAACAAGAATACAGCATCTAGTATTCAACAACTAACTGCTAAAACTAAAAATTTAACAAGTAATTTAGGAAAAAAACTTTTGCCTATTGCAAATAATTTATTAGAGAAAGCAAACAACCTAATAGATAAATTTAGTGATTTGTCAGATGAAGAGCAAGAAAATATAGTAAAAATTGGACTGATGGTTGCAGCAGCTGGACCATTAATAAAAATTGCTAGTAGTGCGATTACTATGACAAGTAAAGTAACAAAAGGAATAGGAAACATAACAGAAGCAATAGGAGTAGCATCTGGAAAGATGACATCTAGTGAAACATCCGTTAATAATTTAGCAAAAGTATTTGAGGCTACTTTTAGTCCAACAGGATTAGCAGTAATAGGTATAACTGCAGCAGTAGGAATAATTGTAAATGAAATAAAGAAAGTAGAAGAAGAAACAAAAGCTAAATTTGAAACAATGGGAGAATCTGTGGCTGACTTTTATGAAGGAATACAAAATGCAGAAGGATATTTATCTAATTATAAGAGTACAATGTTTGCAACGACAGAAGAGCAAGAAAGACTACAAGAAGAGATGGATGAAATTCAAGAAGGCATAACACAAATATGTAAAACTGCGTCAGATGAAAGAAGAAATTATACTCAAGAAGAGATAACACAATTAGATGAATATTTTGAAAAATTAAGAGAATTAAAGAACAGAGAAATAGAAATTCAACAACAAATAGCAGGAGCTATAACTCAACAAGCATTAACTACTGCTGAAACATTTCAAGGAACATTAGAAGAATATAAAGTACAATCACAGGAATGGATTGCAACTGCTCAACAACAAGCACAGAGCACAATAGATTTAATCGAGCAAGGAACAATAGAAGAAGTAGCATTACTAAATCAAAGATATGGTACAGAAGCTACAATGCAAAATGAAGCATATGCTAAAGAATATAATAATATAATGGCACAAAAACAAGAAAAAATTAATGAAGCAAATAAAGAAGTAGCAGAAATTTTAAGTGTTTATACTAGAGCATATGCAGACAGAGCAAATCAAGATGGAGCTTTTTATGAACATATAAAACATTATAATTGGGAAGCGGAAGAAGAAAATCAAAGACATTCTAATAGATTACAACAAATAAACGATTTTAATTATACTAGTGAAATGGATAAACTAACAGCAATAGAATTAGAAAATGAAAACCATAATTCTAAAATGAGAGCTGTTTGGAAAAATATGTACAAATATATGTCAGAGAGTGAAGCAGAACAGTTAGGATCGTGGATGGCAATGTTAGCACAGACAGAGTTATATGGTGGAGAAATTTCTGAAGAAAATCAAGAAATGATAGATGCAGTATTAGATAGTTATGAATCTATGCCTGAAAAAACAAGGGAAGCAATGGAAAATGCAATGTCTCCTATGCTTGAAGAGATGAAGAAATCAGAGCCTACATTGTGGGCAAAGGCATCAGGAATTGCAGATGGAATATTATCAAGGTTAAAAAAATCATTTGATATAAATTCTCCATCTAGAGAAACTAGGGGAATATTTAGAAATGTAATGAAAGGTGCAGAACTTGGACTAGAAGATGAACAGAATAAACTAAACAAGCAAGTAGATAACATTGCAAATGATATGAAGGGAAGTTTTTCTGATATAAATCCGAATATGGGAGCAATCAAACAAAGTGTAATAGATAAGACAAGGACAATATTTACAACACCTACAATAGTGATAAATGCTCAAGATGAATTAACACCTACGAAAATAAATACTATTATAGATTCAGTAAATAAAAGATTAGGAAGCCAATATTAGAATTATTCATAAAAAGGAGTGCAAAATGGTAAGAGAATTTTATATAGAAAATGAAACAGGGCAGCGTTTTTCTATGATGAATGTAGAAGAAGGTTGCTTTTTAAGTTCTCCAAATGGACTAGGATATTCTTATGACATTCAATATGCACAGATAGGAGATAACTTCATACAGAACATAAGAAAATTAAAGCAAGGACAGATAACAGGGGAATTAATATTTGATAAATACGATAATTATAAAAAGTTTATAAGTTTTATAGAAAGTGCAGAATATTTAAAATTTTTATACAGAGTACCATTTGAAACTGGAATTGTAGAATATTTTAAAGATGTAGATATAGTGAATGTAGAAAAAAGTGAAATTCGGTCTAGATGGAGTTTTAAGAGTGCCAGTAACATTCAATGCAAAATCGCTATGGTATGAACAAAAAAATATGGTTATTTCAGTTGGAGAAGAAGAAGGAGAAATACGATGGGATTTTGAATGGGATAGTAGATTCTCTGATTATAGTATAAGAAACCTATTGTTTGAAAACAAAGGGCATACAGATGCACCAATTAGGGTAGAGATAGAAGGATATGTAAAAAATCCTTCTATTTTTGTTTATAAAAACGGCGAATTAACTGGAAATCTCGAATTAACACTAGAATTACAAGAAAATGAAAAACTAATTTATTGTACAAAAGATACAGAACTAACAATAAAAAAAGAAAACACAGATGGAACAGAAACAAATTTGTTTAATTCATTAAGTCCAAATTTTATTAATTTTATTAAGTTAAACAAAGGAATAAATCAAATTAAATTATTAGCAGAAGAAGATATAACAAAAGCCAAAATAATGGTATATGTCGAATACAAAGCAGTATAAGGAGGAAATAAAATGTTAATAGGTCATGTATTTAAAAGCCAAACTTTTAAGAATGAGGCATTTGGTGTATTTATTGATACTTTTTTACAAGGAAATATGGGAGTTGTAAAAGGATGTCAACTATCTAATACAAACAACTCGGTAACAATTGGAGAAGGATATTTTTGTATAAAAGGAAGATTCCTTCAAATTTTAGGAGAAGAAACAATACAAACAACAGGGAATGGATATTATAGCTTGATTTGTGAAATTGATTTAAATCAAGAAAATACAAAAGAAGATTTTAATCAAGGAAGCATAAAGGTACTTAATAGTTCAAGTGCTTATCCAACTCTTACACAGCAAGATATAAATAATGGTGGAACAATGTATCAATATGAATTTGCAAGGTTTAGAGTTACTGATACTGGAGTAGTTGATTTTGTAGATAAAAGAACATTTTTGAATTTTGAAAGTATATATTCAAAAATAAATGAAGATATAGAAGCTATTATAAACCAAATAGAAGCGGCACTAAATAGTGTTTTAGATGAAAGCATTTATTTATTAAAGACAGATGCAGAATCAATATATCAAACCAAAATAAGTTCTGGTACATCCATCCCTAGTTCATTAGAAGATGGAGAAGTATATTTTCAATATTTTGAATAGGAAAAGGTAGGTGGAATAAATGGCAACTAGTGGCTCTTTTAATACTTCGTATGTTGGTAATTTCTATTTCACTTTTGCGTGGTCTAGAACAGGTTATGATAGTAGTAAAAATGAACATTATATATATTATGAACTTATAGCACATAATAGTGCTGGAAACTATAGGACAGTTTATTTAAAAAATTTATATATAAATGATAGTCAGAAGTATTATACAGCAGGAAGTTCTTCAAGTGGTAAATCATATTATGATGGAGATGTAGTTACATCAGGAACTATGACTATTCCTAGTAGCAATAGTTCAGGAGATGGTAGCGTTTGGGCTTCTTTTGAAGCAGGTGTTGGTTCATATCCTGGCTCAAATGTTAGTGGAAGTGGTTCTTGGAGTTTAGATAGAATACCTAGATATGCAACATCAAATCAAAGTTTAAAAAGTAAAAGTTCTAGTAGTATATCAATGAATTGGTCAAGTGATAGCACAATAGATTATATTTGGTATAGTACAAACAATGGATCTAATTGGACAGGTGTAAATGTAGCAGATGGTACTAGTGGAAGTTATACAATAAGTGGACTATCAGCAAATACTACATATAAAATTAAAACTAGAGTAAGAAGAAAGGATAGTCAATTAACAACTGATAGTAGTTCTTTATCTGTAACAACATATAAAAAGACTACTCCTACAATTTCACTATCGAGCAGGACAGTTAATTCGATAAAAGTATCATCGGGATGTAATGTATCAGTTTCAAGTACAAAATATAGAATAAAACAATCTGGAGGAAGCTATGGGAGCTATCAAACAAGTGCTACATTTACTGGCTTAACTCCAAACACTGCATATATTATAGAAGTATATAAAGTAGGAACAGATAGTGGAGAAGCAGGTACTGCTACTTTAAATGCATCTACTTATGACATAGCAAGATTAACATCATATCCAAATTTTAATTTAGGAGATAACCTAGTAATAAACTATACTAATCCAGCAAGTGCACCAATACAAGTAGGAATATATGATACGAATGGAGCAAAAGCCTATGCTCCATACAGAGAAGCAACAGGAAGCAGTTATACTTTTAATTTTACAGATGAAGAATTAGATACAATATACAAAGATTTAGGAAATTCAAATTCAATCAAAGTTAATGTATATATAAATACAAATGCTAATACATACAGAGATTATAAAACAATAACTATAACACTAACAGGAAACCAGAAAACAGCACATATAAATAATGGAACTATAAAAAGAGCAAAAGTGTTTATAGGGAAAAAAGGAGTGAAAAGGTGCGTAGTTTGGGTAGGAGCAAATCAAACAGCTAGGAGGTGCATCTAATGGAACTATATGTATTATCAAAGCAGGACTTAAGCATTTTATCTGTGTCAAAATTAGCTGATTATCAAATAAATTTAGATGAAGAAACAAATGCAAAATCTTCTTTTACTTTAATTAAAACAGATGGTTTGAAAAAAGATAATTACATAGTATTGAATGGATTATATAGGCAATTTTTATTTGTAATAGAAGATGTACAAACAGAAAAAGATAGTAATGTAGCAACAATTACTGCACTTGATATTTCTAATATATTTGATAGAAAAATCATAGAAAAAAATACAGATGTAATGAAGAATAGTTCTATCGAACAATTTATAGCAAATACAATATCAGAGAATTTTGTAAATTCAGATGATACTGCATTAAATGTTGGATATATAGATATATATTGGCATACAAATACAAAAGCATCAGTTTCAACAAATGCAGAAAATGGTTTATATAATTTTCATACATTTTTAATAAATTGTAGACAATACAAAAATATATATACAAATTTTAAAGTTGAGAATAACAGATTAAGAATAGATATAGAAAACAAAGAAGAAACAACAGAACTAATAGATACAACAGTGGCAGAGATAACAAATTATAATAAAACACACGAAGAAGATGTTACTGCAAAAGTTCAAGTATATATTAGAGAAGATGGAAGCGAATATAATTTATATTTAAAAACAGACAGAACTACAACTACCAATAAAGATGATCCAGACAGAGCAACAGGTAAAATAGAAGTAATAAGTGTTGATACTGCAGAAAGAGCAGCAGAAGAAGCATTGAATGTAATGAAAGGTAACAACTATAAGCACCTGGTGGAGTTTAAAATAGCAAAAACGAGTAAGTTAATGGATGTATCAAAACTACATATAGGTAGACCAGTAAGAATTAAGACATTAGAAGATATATATGATAGTTACATATCTGCTATTACTTTAACAGATGAAAATTTTGTTTATTTTAAAAGTGGTAGTTTAAGAACTACATTGTTAGATAAATTAAAAAAGAAAGATGAAAGCATAGGAAATAAAGTTGATGTTAGTGGAGGAAGAATAACTGGAGATTTAAATATTGATGGAACTTTTAAAAACAACAATAAAAGTATATTGGATTTAACATATCCAGTAGGCTCAATATATTTAAGCATAAAAAATACAAATCCAGGAACACTATTCGGTGGAACTTGGGCAGCTTGGGGAAGCGGAAGAGTTCCTGTAGGAGTAAACACTAGTGATACAAATTATAATTCAGTAGAAAAAACAGGTGGAGCAGCAACTCATACACATACTCAAGGAGCAACAGGAGCTTCAAGTGGTAGTACAGGAGGACCAAGTAATAATACATCTGGTAGTACAGCAATAACAGTTGCACAAATGCCTAAACATAGGCACCTTGTAAGTAGTAGGTCGACAATAGCAACAGGATCTACATCAAGTTGGAGAGCGGTAGTATCTGATGATTCAAGTAATGCAGACTATTCATATAATCAATATACAAATTATCAAGGAAGTGGAAGTGGACATACACATACATTAAGCTCACATACTCACTCACTAAATTCGCATACACATAGCAATCCGACAACTGCTGCATCTTCGAGTTTACAACCATATATTACGTGCTATATGTGGAAAAGAACTGCATAGGAGGTAAAAAAATGAATAATGAACAATTAACTAAAGAAATAGTTAAATTGCACGAACAATTAGCTGAAGCTAAAGGGGAACACGATAAATTTCAAATTATGTTAGATGAGCTTAAAGAAGTAGTTAAAGAAAACAGAGAACTAACAATTGCAGTAAAAGAAATAGCGACAGAAATGAAACATTTAAGAGAAGAGCAAACAAGTATGAGAAAACAACAAGGCAATATGAATGAAAGAATTAAATTAATAGAAGAAAAACCTTTTAAAGAATATGAAGAAACTAAAAAGCAAGTAAAGAAACAAATACTTGCTTTTTTTGTTGGAATTATATTAACGATTTTAGCTTTTGGACTAGGACTAAATAAATTTATATAAAAGGAGTGTGAGAAGATGAAAGAAAAAATAGCAAAACTAATAAATGTAAAAAGTATTGTAACAATAGTTTTGACTTTAGTAGTAGCTTATAAAGCAATTGTAAATCAAATAGATATAGAACAAATATATCTAATGATAATAGCGTTTTATTTTGGAACACAATTAAAAGAAAGTAAGGAGGTATAAATATGAGTAAAATATTTAAAAAAAGAACAACAGCACCAAGTAAAAGTGATATAAATTATTATGCAGGGAATGTATTCTACCAATGTGGGTATGGAATGCCGAATTGCACTTGCTATGCATTTCGGACGTTGGCAAGAACTATTAGGGAAAAGACCAAATTTATCTACATCAAACGCAGAGAATTGGTATGGAAAAAATGATGGATACAAAAGGGGTAATACTCCAAAATTAGGAGCAGTTATATGTTGGAGAAAAGGACAGGCAGGAAATTCTAATGATGGAGCAGGACACGTGGCAATAGTAGAAGAGATATATCCAGATGGAACTATCTTAATATCAGAAAGCCATTGGAAAGGGGTAAATTTCCAAACTAAAAAACTAGATAAGAAATTTACATATGGAAGTTTAATCTTTCAAGGATTTATATATACACCAGAAGAGTTTGTAGCTGAAAGCAAAAGTTATAGATTCGCAGTAGGGCAAACATATACAACGCAAGTGAACTTAAAAGTAAGAACTGGAGCAGGAATAGATAAAAGACAAAAAGATAGAAATGAACTAACTGCAGATGGAAAGAAACACGCAATATCAGGAGAAAAAGCTTGTTTAAAATCTGGAACTAGAGTGACTTGTTTAGAAATTAAAGAAGTAGGAAAAGATGTATGGATAAGAATACCTTCTGGATGGATAGCAGGATATTATGATAATAAAGTATATGTAAAATAACTTAACAATAAATTCAAGAAAATAAATTATATGTAAAAAGAGTTAACAAAGAGCAGAAAACTGCTCTTTGTTATTTATATTTTTCTATTAAAATTTTCATCTGTTCTTTAGTCAAAGAATTATTCATTCTTGCTAAATTCATTAAGGCAACAACATTGTTCCATTTGTACAAAGGTTTGCCTAGTCTATAATATTCATCAATTTCTTGAAAAACATAATTAGGAATCTTAAAAGAATTATCCCAATCAATTATAGGATTATTTAAAGCTTCGAACTCTTCTAATATATAATCAGGTATATTTGATTTGTTTGACATAAAAAACCTCCTCGATGGCATTATAGCATTTTACAAAAACATTCGCAAGATACTTGCGAAAATATGATTAATTTAAAAAGATTTGTCATAATTATCATAGGTGATAGTATGATAGGGTTAATAATTAAAAATATGAGATTATCTGCAAAATTATCTCAAGCAAAACTCGGCAAAAAAATTAATATGTCTGATACAACCATATCAAGTTATGAAAGAGAGAATAGTCAAGCAGATTTTAAAACGATTTATAAAATTTCAAAAATATGTGGTTATGATATTTTATTTAAGGATAAAGCTGGTAATCTAATAAGTATAGAAGAAATGGCAAAAGAAAAGGATTTTTAAGCCAAGATAGTATACCAATTCGAATTTTAAATGGCTTAAAATCGATTTTAAAGCCTCGAATTTTAGCGAAAAACTCTAAATAAATAGGAGAAAAGACTCATAACAAAAATGTGGTCTTTTTTTAAAATTTTGATAAACTCTCTATATATAGAAACAAACTTTACACAAAAACATAACCGAAATTCAGTTATATATTTTATATCACAATATAGTTATAATTTCTACAATAATTGCAAAAAATATATAGAGGTGTCAGAATGGAAAAGTTTATAATGAAGAAATCACTTGAAGCTAACAATTATAAAAGTATAAGATTTCCTGCAGAATTAGATAATCAAATTAAGGAAATTGTTAGAAAAGCAAATGAAGGTAAAAAAATTAAAGAATATAGTTACAATGGATTTGTAATAAGTGCGTGTGAATATGCAATTAAACATATGAAAGAAGATTAATGAGAACAAAAACATAACGAAAAGACTAATTGCTAATTAGTCTTTTTGCTTTCCATATCCTTCTTCATTTTAAGGTTGACAAGCAAATCAATGATTTGAGATATTTCAAGAACTTCTTTAGAATTAATTCCGTGCAACTCGATCCTGCGATACATCTCTGCTTTTAATTTTTTCATATCAAGGTCAGAGTAAAATAAATCATCAACCTTTACATTTAAAGCAGCTGCAATTTTATGCATTGTTTTTAATGAAGGGTTAAATTTTTTATTATTCTCTAATTGATTTAAATAAGGTCTATTAATACCAGTTAATTTACTTAATCTATAAATAGTAATATTTTTTTTAATTCTAATATTTTTTATCACGAAAACAAACATAATAAACTCCCATATTTTTTTAATCATATTGTATGACAAAAAAACTTAAATTTCTACGTGTTGCCATTGGCAACACATTGAGGCTGTAAGGTTATTGAGAATGGTTGACTAGAAAATGTCGAATCTTTTTGAAGGAAAGAAGCAAAATACTCTTGTCGAACGATTTAGATTGACATAAATAATGAACGGATTTTATAATTGAATTATAGAAGGTATATTTAGGAGAAATAAGAGGCGATGATTATGGATAATTTGTTTATAAAAGAAATTTGTAAGAATCTAAATTGGCACGAGAGAATAATAGTAAAAACTTTTAGAAAGACTTGTCTCAAGGTATATAAAGAAGGATGTAAAAAAGGATTTAATTTTTCTAATAAAAACTTTTAAATGGTTGCAATTACAGCATATTTATAATATAATAATGGGAGAAATTCCAAGAAGAAAATAATAAAATGTGAAAAAAACTTAAAAAAAGATTTAATATATAGATTTTACCACAAAATGTAAAAAAAACAAGTAAAAATTACATTAAAATTACATTAAAATTGGAAATTCGGGAGCTGAAACCCTATTGAAATGGGGATTTTTAAAAGAATCGAACCGACCGTAAGCTCCAAATGTGCGCTGTTAGCACAACGCAGTGAATAGTGAATGATGAAGCAAAATAGATTCTTGCAAAACAAGAACACCTATGCTATAATGTTTACGTAATTTTCTTACAAACCTGTTTT